GCCAGTACGGCTGCTAAACGAAGAGCAACTAGAGCAGGTAGACAAGTATCTCAACAGCCCAAAAAGATTGCTGCAAAAACGGCGAGATTTAGATGAAAAAAGACGAATTGTATCTAAGGTTAGCGAAACCCTTCCTGAATATAGGAAACTATCTAATGCGAAAGCACGTAATAACTCTAAGGAAAAGACAGGCAAAAGAAGGCACTAGACAAGAACTGGTCTTGAGGGAAGAAGAAATCAATGGTAACAGTTGAGCAGTTTCTGAAATGGAAGATATTACCGAGGTGTATGATGCTTGCGAGTACAATTATGTCTTGGAGATGTGCAGAATGGTTTATGAGCTTAGATGCACCAACAGCAGCACAGTCAGCCTTTGTATCAGTAGTCATGGGTGTAATGACAGGTGTGTTTGGTATATGGATGGGTCACGAACATAAAGGAGAAACTAATGTTATCAGCGTTGATAGGACCAATAGCAAATCTCGCTAGTTCTTGGATGGACAGTAAAGTTGAGAAGGTTAAAGCTGAAGGACAAGCTAAAGTAGCACAAGCAAAAGCTAAAGCAGTTGTAGCTGAGAAAGTAGCAACAGGCGAAGTTGAATGGGAAAAGTCTATGGCAGATGCCACAGATAATTCATGGAAAGACGAATTTGCCTTGACAGTTTTACTTTTACCTGCTATACTAGTGTTCATTCCAAGTATGACAGAATATGTAAGAGTAGGCTTTGAAGTTTTAGACACATTGCCTGATTGGTATCAGTACTTACTCTTTATTGCAATTAGTGCATCATTTGGTATTAAGGGTGCAGGACAAGCGATGAAACTTATGGGGAAGAAATAATGTCAAACATAATTGAAACAAACTTCGGTACATTAATTAATCCTGCTAGAGTAGCTAATGGTAGTGCATCTAGTGTTATTAAGCAGGGTGCTTTCTATACATTCTCACTTAAAATAAGTAACGATGATATTCGTGAATATTCTTTTACTACTAGACAAAAAGCAGAGAATATGAGAAAGATTTTAGTAAGTCATTTGGAACATATGATTGGTACAACAGCAAGGAAAGTTAACAACTAATGAATTTGATAAGACTACAAGATGATTTAGCGAATGATGAAGGTATTAAATATGAGATATATAGATGTTCAGAAGGATATCCTACAGGGGGTATTGGACATTTAATCACTGAATGGGATGAAGAGTATTACGGAAAACCCATAGGAACAAAAATTCCTAATCACCAAGTAGATGATTGGTTTGCGAAAGACATAGAAACAACTATAAAAGATTGTAAACTATTGTTTTCGCAATTTGATAGCCTACCTGAAGAAATACAATTAGTGTTAGCTAATATGTGTTTTCAATTAGGTAGACCTCGTTTAAGTCAATTTAAAAATATGATTGCTGCAGTAGAAGATTTAGACTGGGCAAGAATGGCAGACGAGATGGAAGACAGCAGGTGGTTTCGTCAAACTCCTGAAAGAGCAAAGAGACTAATTACACGTGTTGATAGACAATATGCAAGAGAAAGTGTACCCACATGAGTAGAGAACTAACTGAAAGACAGCAGAAGTTTTTATCTGTTTTATTTGATGAAGCAGGTGGAGATGTAGTAGCAGCTAAAAAGATAGCAGGTTATTCTGAAAGCTCTAGTACTACAGATATCGTTAAATCGCTGAAAGATGAGATTCTAGAGGCTACACAGCTTTTTATGAGTAGGAATGCCCCAAAAGCAGCAATGGCTATGGTAGGAGGCTTATACGACCCTACAGAGCTAGGTATAAGAGATAAGATGGCAGCTGCTAAAGAATTACTAGACAGGACAGGTTTAGTGAAGACTGAGAAGATGCAAGTAGAAAGCACTGGTGGTGTTATGCTCTTGCCACCAAAAAACAAAGGAGAATAAAATGGCAGAATTATATAAAGGTGAATTTCAAGCTATAAAAAAAGAATATGGCTTACCTATAAAAGAAATTAAAGCATTAGATGCGGCGGGAAAATTAGAAAGAACTCTAGAATATCTAGATAGTATAAAAAATAAAGAGGTTGCAGGTGTTACCCCTGGCTCTGGTGGAAGATTTAGAGCAGGTGGTCTATCATCAAAAAAATATATGAATCCTGTAAAAATAGTAGATAAAATTAAAAAGAAAAAATAATAATGCCTATAACTCCTAAAAAATATATGAACGACATTAAAATAGTTGATAACTTAAAAAAGAAGTTAGATAATAATGTTTTTGATGACGCAAGAACAAAAAGAAAAAAAGCAGATAAATATACTGGTGTTGTAGGAGAGACTACAGACGAAAGTATTTTTAAAACTCCTCACATAAAAAACAAGATGATATTAAAGGGAACTAAAACATAATATGGATAGAAGTGTAGGCAAATGGAAACTTCCACAGCCAACAGACTTAAAAGATGAAGAACAAAAAGAATGGGTACAGATACCTCGTATCGCTAGGACTATACCCTTTGGATACAAAATAAACGAACAAGATTCTGACTTACTTGACCCAGTACCATACGAGTTAGAAGCCATAGAAATGGCAAGAAAGTATGTAAAACAATATTCGTATCGTGAAGTTGCTAATTGGATTACGACTAAAACAAAACGAGAAATATCTCACGTAGGGTTAAGAAAAAGGTTGATGCATGAAAGACAACGTAAGAACCAAGCTAGAACTCTCAGAAAGTGGTCTGAGTACGCCGAAAAGGCGATACAAAAGGCGAAAGCCATTGAAGAAGAAAGAACAGGTGCAAGAGCCTAAGATACAAGAAGTATCTAATATTGAGGCAGTACCCATTGAAGAACGAAATGTAATCTTCAAACCAAATGCAGGACCACAGACAGAGTTTCTTGCAGCAGGTGAAAGAGAAGTATTATATGGTGGTTCAGCAGGAGGTGGTAAATCATATGCCATGCTTGCAGACCCTTTAAGATATATGGGTCATCCATCATTTAGTGGGTTGCTACTGCGACACACAACAGAAGAACTTAGAGAACTTATATTTAAATCTAAGGAAATGTATCCTCAAATATGGAAGGGTATAAAGTGGTCAGAAAGAAAGATGCAATGGGAAGCACCATCAGGTGCAAGATTATGGATGTCTTATCTAGACCGTGACGATGATGTACTTCGTTATCAAGGTTTGGCATTTAGTTGGATAGGGTTTGACGAATTAACCCAATGGTCTACTCCGTATGCTTGGAACTATATGCGTTCACGTTTGCGTTCTACTGCACATGATTTACCTGTGTATATGAGAGCAACAACTAACCCCGGAGGTCCGGGTCATCAGTGGGTCAAGAAAATGTTCATTGACCCTGCACCATACGGAAAACAATTTGATGCCACAGATATTGAGTCAGGGAATGTCCTTACCTATCCAAAAGGACACAGTAAAGAAGGACAAGCGTTATTTAAAAGAAGATTTATACCTGCTAGATTATCGGATAACCCATATCTCGCAGAGCAAGGTGACTATGAAGCAATGCTTCTTTCCTTACCTGAACACCAACGTAGGCAGTTGCTTGAAGGTGATTGGGATATTAAAGAAGGTGCTGCTTTTTCTGAGTTTGATAGAAATATTCACGTTATTGAGCCTTTTTCAATTCCAAGAAATTGGGTTAAATTTAGGGCTTGCGATTATGGTTATGGCTCTTATAGTGGTGTGTTGTGGTTTGCTGTTTCTCCAGATGAGCAGATTATTGTATATAGAGAGTTATATTGTAGTAAAGTCCTTGCCACAGATTTGGCAGATATGATATTGGATGCTGAAGCCGATGATGGAAATATTAAGTATGGGGTTTTGGATAGCTCTCTTTGGCATAAACGTGGTGATACTGGTCCTTCTTTGGCTGAACAGATGATTATGAAGGGTTGTCGTTGGAGACCATCAGATAGAAGTAAAGGTAGTCGTGTATCAGGTAAGAATGAAATACATAGACGATTACAAGTAGACGAGTTTACAGAAGAACCTAGATTAGTATTTTTTAATACATGCACTAATGTGGTATCACAATTACCATCTATACCTCTAGACAAGAAAAACCCAGAGGATGTAGATACTAGAGCAGAAGACCACTTGTACGATGCATTAAGATATGGTATAATGTCAAGACCTAGATTTAGCATATTTGACTATGACCCAATGGGTAGACCTAGTAGTAGTATGCCTATAGCAGATTCAACATTTGGATATTAAAGGAATAAAATATGGCTGAAGAAGATGAAATCATGTTAGACGAAGAATCTATTGCTCTAGAAGATAGTGAAGATAGTACTGTTACAGATATTGATGTAACAAACATTATTCCTTTTGTTATGGAAAGATATCAACGTGCAGAAGATTATCGTTATAATGATGAAGAAAGATGGTTAAGGTCTTATAGAAACTATAGGGGGTTATACGGAAGTGATGTTCAATTTACTGAAGCTGAAAAGTCGAGAGTATTTATTAAAGTTACAAAAACTAAAACATTGGCTGCATATGGACAAATGGTTGATGTTTTATTTGCAGGTCACAAGTTTCCTATTAGCGTTGAGCCAACAGTGTTACCAGAAGGTGTGGTCTCCGATGTGTCGTTTGACCCTCAAAAACCTGAACCTCTCAAAGGTGAAACATCTTTGTCTTCCCCTTATGGTTTTCAAGGTGACGGTAAGGAATTACCTGCTGGAGCTACTGAAAAAACTTTACAAGAAATGCTCGGACCTCTTGAAAAAAAGTTGGAAAAAATTGATGGACTGGAAGAAGGGGTAGGAAAAACACCTACATCTGTTACATTTAGTCCTGCCATGATTGCAGCCAAAAACATGGAAAAGAAAATCATGGACCAACTTCAAGAATCAGGTGCAAACAAACAATTACGAAGCACTGTTTTTGAAATGGCTTTATTTGGCACAGGGGTAATGAAAGGTCCTTTTGCAGTAGACAAAGAATATCCTAATTGGGATGATGAAGGTAATTATAATCCTACATTTAAAACAATAGCATCAACATCTCATGTATCAGTTTGGAATTTTTATCCAGACCCTGATGCTGCCAATATGGATGAAGCACAATATGTAATTGAAAGACATAAGATGTCAAGAACACAATTACGTGCACTAAAGAAAAGACCTTACTTTAGACAGAATGTTATAGACGAAGTTATACAACAAGGTGAGTCTTACGATAAAAAATATTGGGAAGATGATTTATCCGACTATGCTCCTGAGCATGGTATAGATAGATTTGAAGTATTAGAATATTGGGGTATGTGTGATGTTCAAATGCTTTTAGACAACAATGTTGAGATACCTAAAGAATTAGAAAAACAAGATGAATTACAGACAAATATTTGGATTTGTAATGGTAAACTAATAAGAATGGTTTTAAACCCATTTAAACCTGCTACAATACCTTATATGGCAGCTCCTTATGAACTCAATCCCTATTCATTTTTTGGTGTAGGAATTGCTGAAAATATGGATGACACTCAAACATTAATGAATGGTTTTATGAGAATGGCAGTTGATAATGCTGTATTGTCAGGTAATTTATTAATAGAAGTAGATGAGACTAATTTAGTACCCGGTCAAGATTTATCTGTATATCCCGGTAAAGTGTTTAGAAGACAAGGTGGTGCTCCGGGTCAAGCTATATTTGGTACAAAGTTTCCTAATGTCGCAGGAGAAAATTTACAGTTATTTGATAAAGCAAGACAGCTTGCAGATGAAAGCACAGGTATGCCTTCTTTTGCTCATGGACAAACAGGTGTGTCAGGAGTAGGTAGAA